GTGATGTTGCCACTGGTAGTTAAAGAGGTGCCTGCTGTATAAGTAAAAGTGTTTGCATTAGTTACTGTTGCAACTGTGTAAACGCCATCAACTCCTGTTCCGCTAGTAATGTCTGAATAAATGCCACTTCCAACAAGCAACCCATGCGATGTAGCAGTTACTGTAACTGTCGTTCCTGACTGACTATAAGTCCCAGTTAGGTTTGTATTGGCAGAGCCACTAAAATTTGCCCAAGCCCTACACCCATAAACCGTAGTAACAGAGCCATACCCTGAATTCATCTGGAAATTGCCAGACGCATCAAACTCACCAACCTGAGTTCCACCCTCGGCAAACCCAATCCTGTCTGCGCCGGGGAAATAGATGCCCGTGTTGGTGTCCGTGCCACGAATGGCTGGAGTAGCCGCAGTACCGTCTACGTCAGAGAGTCCGTCCGTGCCGCTCAGAATTAACGTCATTTTTGCTCCTCATCTGCTGGGAGAGGTTGGTTGCCTTCTTCGCACCAACGAAGAAAAGCCTGATAGTCCGTGTTGGCGGGGTCGAAGGGGATGCAAGCACCGTCAAATAATCGGAGAACACAAGTATTAGAGTTAGTCAATTTATACATTTTATAGTTCCGAATTTAACCCAACAATCGCGGTTGTAACCCCCGCAGCGGCCTGACCTGCTGTTAACCCAGTAAACCCACCAATATTAATCTGACATGCCCCTACACCAAGCGAGCTATCTGCAATTGACGAACTTGACCCCGTCATGTTTGCAGCAGTGGCGAAGTTATAAAAAACTGGTGAAGTCGTCAGTAATGTTGCCGTAGGCGCGGCTCGCATGTTTTGATAGCTAGAGCCATGCACAACTTGTGTTGCTGCCCGTACCACCGCTATAGACCCTTGACCTGTAATTCTGTAGTACCTTTGGCAGAGTTGCTCCTCCGTACCGTACGGCCTGTAGTCAAAACTTGTGGCTGTGCTGCCTTTTTCAAGTTGTACGCCGGTGATGTAGAAGGTGGCTCCGTTGGTGCCGACGACGGAGGTTGCGCCTGTGACGGATAAATAATTTGCCGCCGCCCAAGCGCCAGCAGTACCACTGTATGTTGAACCTATACCTAAACCAAATCCAGCATAAATTCCAATGCCATTAGTTGTTAACCATGTGCCAGTTGTATCGCCAGCAATGGTTACGCTTTTTTGTTCCCAAGTGTTTGCGGATGAAATTGCGTATGTGAATGGGTATGACCTTGCGCCAGAACTATTCCGCAAACTGCCGCCAAATGTACCTGTCAAACTTGAATTCACCCAAAACGACAAAGTTACAGTTGCCGCAGATGCCGTACCCCATGCCAAGTCTGCAACATTCAATCCCTCTATTGGTTGATAAACTGTAAAGTAATCTCCTGCTCCAATGGTTACAGCAGATGCAACAGTCATCTTTAAGGAATTTATAAATCCAGACGGCGCTGTTGATACTTGTTGGGCAGTAAACTTAGATGCTTGTGAGCCGCCGTATTTAAATCTATCAGTCATATACGCATCATTCGCGGGGGTAGTAGATGCACCAGCATTCCTCTGGTCGATCACCATACCGCCGTTGATGATGCGGTTTTTGAAGCCGAAGGTGTTTGGGATATTTACAGACTGAGCAAAGGTTGCAGTCTGATCTGAGTTAAGTGTCAGGGCCGTTGTAGGCGTAGACCCCGTTTGGATGACCAAATTGCCATTGGTATCCGACTCAACAATGTAGCCAGTTGTTGAGGTTGTGCCAGTTTTGATGACGCTCATAGGATGATGTGCCTTTGTCCAGACGCAACCGTAAGAACAGCACCACTAGCCACAGTCAGTGGCCCAACAGACAGCGCATTGGTTCCCGTGGCTACGGTATAGGTCGACGAAACAGTCGTGCTGTTAACAATCAATCCGTTGCTTGCCACCAGCGCAGAAGACTGAAGCTCCCCAGTGCTGGGCTTGTACAGGAGTTTGGCGTCGCTGGTGTAAATTGTGGATAGTGTTCCACTTGTCGCTGCTGCAAATGTTGGGTAAACGTTTGTTGATGTACTTGTATCGTTTGTTATTGATACACTAGAACCAGAAGTTACCGTTGCCCAGGATGTGTTTGTTCCATCCGTAGTCAGGTACTTTCCAGACTGAGATGCTTGGCTTGGAGCAAGCGCATTGAAGGCCGCGTTTGCAGTCGTTTGACCAGAGCCGCCATTAGCAATTGCCACCACGCCGGTTACATTGGCAGCGGTGCCAGTCGTGTTCTGGTTTAGCGTTGGGATGTCAGCCGCAACAATAGCGCGGAATGTGGGAACGCCAGAGGTTCCATCTGGAGCAGCCAAAACATAGTTTGCCGTCTTGCTGGCATATGGATTTTGGGTGTCTCCATACCCAGAAGCAAGGCCAATCGCAGGCGTTGTGCCGCCAGTGGATGTAACTGGAGATGTGCCAGTGACGCTGGTAACAGTTCCCTGGTACTGGTCGGCAGAGCTAATCGTAAAGTTTGGGTACGTACCAGTAATCGTGGTAGTACCAGCACCAGTTAGGCTAACAGTCTGATCCGGCGCACTGTTCGTGATTGTGAAGTTGGGATACGTACCGCTGATCGAAATACCAGTGCTGGCCGTCAAGGCGACGGTCTGGTCTGGAGCAGTATTAGCAATCGTGAAGTTCGGATAAGTTCCACTTGTGCTGATCCCAGTACCAGCAGTGAGCGCAACTGTCTGATCGGGCGCAGAGTTCGTGATAACGCCAGTTGATGTGCTGTAACTGATCCCTGTGCCAGCACTTAGAGCTTGACGAGCGCGTGAATCTAGGTAATAGAGATTCGTGCCCTCATTGATGTTGGTCGTTGTTAGTGAAACAGCGCCAGTCTGCCCATTAACAGAAGTGACTAAGTTGGTCTGGTCAATCTTCTGCCAAGCAGTACCATTAAACAACAGCCAATCACCGATCTGCCAGTCTGTAATGCCATCTAGGTTTGTAGAGCCAGCAGTAGCAACAATGTAGTAATAGCCATTTGTGCCAACACCAGAGGCTAAAGATGGGCTATTGGTTGATGCATTCCAAGTTCCCTGATAGCTCAAGCCACCAACAACAGATCCCCAAGACAATACAGAGCCATCTGTGGTAAGGAATTTTCCTGCCTGACCAGCTTGGCTTGGAATCAGGTTATTGATCTGGGTCTGTAGGCTAGCCAGCGTATCTAGAACGGTCTGGCTTGTGCCGCCGCCATTGGTAATGACTTTGATCTTCTCGGCAAGATCAGGTGCGACAACCTCACCAACATTGATCGTGCGGCCAGATGACAGGCTAATGATGAGACTGCCGTCAAAGTCGATGTGAGCATCCGTTACGGATACACCATCAACCCCGTCCCGACCATCTTTGCCATTCAGGCCATCCTTGCCTCGCGGACCCTGCGGACCAACAGAACCATCCCGGCCATCTCGGCCATTTGCTCCGTTCTTTCCGTCTTTTCCGTCCTTGCCGTCCTTAATACTCGCAACTCGCTGCTCGATCTTATTGCCCAGATCATCGTACTTGGAGCGAATATCGGCCTCAATCTTCTTGAGAGCCTGGACTACTTGCTGGACGTTCTCCGTAACCTTCTGCTTTTGAAGCTGACGGGTCTTCTGGAGTGACTCACGAATAGACGCCAGAACAGCCTTCTGCTGCTCCGGTGTCATGTTTTGGAGGATCAGTTGTTTGGCAAGGCTTTCAACGTCCATTGCTCAACTCCCTGGAAAGCTCGTCCAAGAAGTCTTCTTCCATGCCCGTTACTTTGTTCTGCTTCTCGGCCATCTGAAGTTCTACGATCTTAGACTTGTTCTTGATGTCAGCTTCTTTGAGCATCAACTCAGCAATTTTGACCCTCTTGTCAAACTCACTAGCCTCCTGGCCCTGCGGCAGATTGGTAGTCGTTGAAGCAATGACCTTAGCGCGTACTTCTTCAGGCATCAACTGCGCTTCAGTGAGCAGTTTCTGCGCTTCAGCACGGTTGTTCTCAGCTTGGGTTGTCTTAACCGCAATATCAGCCTGAGCCGCCTGTAGTTGCAACTGCTGCGCGGCCATAGCCAACTGCTGCTGCTCAGGATTGGGCTGTGACATCTGATCCAGAGCCGCAATCAACTCGTACCTGTTAGACAGGCTAGAGTTAGACAGGATGCCTTTCAAGATTAGCGGCAGAACAGGCGTATTCGGCCCCAGAGTCTGTAGCAGACCAATGAATTGTTGCTGCTCGTACTCCCGCGCAATGATCCCCAGCGTAGCAGTCGGGATGAACTTCATATCCACAGAGGGATAGCGTTCAGGATCGAACTGCATATACCTGAAAGCCGACTTTTGGATGAACGGAATCAGGAAGTCCTCTTGGAAGTTGACCAGAGTACGCTTGTACTTCTTGATAATCGTGGCGACAGCCATCGACATCCCTTGGCCGTCCCGTGCCCCATTAGTAACCAGCCCCTGGCTGTCCAAAGTGCCCGTAGCCTGGAGCAGCATTCGCTCAAACTCGTTGGCTGTACGGAGGTTGTCCGGACTAGACTGCCCAAACTTGAATGGATACAGGATCTCGGCTGGGTTGCCGTTGACCATGAAGGCTTTGCCGGGGCGAACCTCAAACTTCGCACCCCTGGGAAGACGGGTTGCGTCCATGCCCATCATGGGAGCAGTGGTCAGGGCCAGAGAATCCAGATGCGAGCGGATCTGGGCATCAATAGCCTTCTGCATATTGTAGGATTTCTCGACCGTACCCCTGCCCAGCAAGCGGTTGGGGACCGTATCATCTTGATAGGAGATGACAGGCCGGTCTTTCATCATATATGGGTTCTCTTCTGCCTTCAGGAGAAGCCCGTTGTTGGCGATCACGACAATCGCCTCGACCATATCGGTGTATTCCTCTGCTGGAGCATCGTCAGGGAACAGTTCTGCAACTTCGCTTTCCTCGCCCAGCAGGTATTCACGCGGGACGAGACCATAGTAGGTCAGCAGAACAACCTTTTCGTCCTGATACTGGGTCGGCTCTTGCGTCGGCTCCAGGTCAGAATCCTCATAGGTAGGAGTAATGTTGACCTTGCGGTAGATACCCTTCTCAATTCCCTCCACGATCTTGTGGATTGAGACATACTTTTCGATAGCCACGCCCATGCAGTCGTCAATCGACGTACCGTTGGGGTCAAACAAGAAGTTTTTTGGGTTGACAGGCATCAGCTTGATAGCAATCCTGTTCTTTTCTACCACTCCGATAGCCGCTTCTTGCTGTCCAGGGATGGGCTGAGTAGCAGGCTCAAAGACTTTCTCGTTCTTGACGACGATTTCACCGATTCCGGTGCCGTAGATCTCTGCCATCAACTCGATCTGGTCGATGGATTTGCGGATCTTGTCCTGTTTGAAGTCCTCCATCAGTTGTGCCTTGAGGATGGACACATCTAGAGGATTGCCGTTTACGTCTTGCAGGTCGTCTTGAATGTCAAAGAACTCACCCTGGCCGAAAATGGCCTCCATGATCTCTGCATGGCGGGTTTCTACGGCTTGCTGGGTAGCGGGAGTGACAATGCGAGAGCGCTCAGAGTCACGAACTTTGTCTTCTGGTGCCCACTCGCCACGATAGATGCGCTCATATTCGAGCCACGAGTCGAGGAAGTTGGTATCGCGGTAGTTGCGCCACCGCTCACAGTGGTCGAGAACGAAGGCCGTCAGCTCTTTGTCGTTCTCTGTCGGCTCGTAGAACTCGTTTTGCTCCATATCATGCCCCTGAAATTACTTGGTTCACTCTTTGCGAGACAGGTAGTTGATAGCTGCTTGCAAAACAAGAACGTTGTCTTTTGCGTTCCCAAGCATTGTGTTGCATGACTGACAAAGCAATCCTCTGACTTTGCCGGTTTCATGACAATGATCTACAAAAAGTTTGCGTTTTAAATTGCTTTCGTGTGTTTTGCAAATTTTACAAGCGCAACCTTGCGCCAACTTCATGCTCTCGTACTCTTGAACACTAAGCCCATAGACATTTTTTAGACTATAGGCTCGAAACTTTTCTTTGTTTGCCCTGTAATATTGTCCCAGCTTTTCTTTTTCTGAATCAACTTTTTTGATATAGTTTTCTTTACGATTTTTTACAGCACATGGTTTGCAATATGATGTGATGCCAGTTTTTTTTGATTTGTCTTTGCCAAATTCAGAAAAAAGTTTGTGCTCTCCACACTTTGGGCATTCTTTGGTGACCTTAGACACCTGAGACAACATCAATAGGTTCCCACTCATCTGAGTCATCGTTATCAAAGTACGAAGTTACGGCTAGTTGATCTATGTATGACAGTGCATCTGGCAAATCATCATGGACACCTTGCGCCGGAAACATACAAAGTTGGTCAACAAAGTCGTCCCAATTCTCTTCACTGTTTAGCACAATTCTGCCGTGTTCAAACCGGCCTTGCAATGCCCATATTATTCTATCCGCTTTCTTGCGGTTTCCGTGCGTTAAATCGACGATGTGGGAGTAGATATTGTTCTTCCGCATCAGATCACTCAAATACGGCAAAACAGCGTTCTTCAGGGCACCCCGCTCAATCCCGACGGAAAGTGGCCTGTAGTCCCGCATTGCGACCAGGATCTTAGTAGCCGTTTCCCGGATATCCCAGCGGCCATGAACGATCTCTTTGACAAACCATTTGCCCTCGTCAGTGACCTTAACGATTGCAATTGCTGATTCATCAAGACGTTTTTTTGAATTTGCAGCTTGTTTAGCTACCTCCTCAAAGCCAGCCAAGTCCACGGCCACGAAGTAGGAGCCATACTGAGGCTCTTCCCCGTACTTGATCCACTCTTCTTTGAAGACGTCAGAACCGGCATTGGAGAAGCTGGCTAGGTATTCCTGCTTGAAGGCAAAGCTGGACAGGGTTTTCTTGGCCGACTCAATCTCATCAGGGTCGATCAGCGGGTTGTCTTTGGTCGTAAAGTGCCAAGACTTCCAATCTTTGTCCTCGCCCTCTTGGCCTAAGTTCCACAGGTCATAGAACCAGTTTCGGCCCTTGGGCGTACCAATGAAGATAGCCTTGCCCTTCTTGTCGGACAGAGAGGCGCGGATAACCTGCTCCCAGGCTTGAGGCTTGATGTCAGCAACCTCATCCAGCACGGCAAAGGTCAGGGACACACCCCGAAGGGTGTCTGGCCGATCAGCGCCACGGACATAGATCCTGGCCCCGTTTATCAGGGTGATGTCCAGATTATTGACGTTGCTGGTCTGGATAACCTCGCGTCCCAGGTCTAGCAACAGATCCCAGACAATCTGGCGAGACTGTCCCATAGTGGGACTGACGTACAGCACGGCAGATCCTTGTGGGCAGCGCAGTCCCTCGATGATGAGCATGGTTGCTGCAAGGCGAGACTTTCCACACCTGCGACCAGCGGCGATGACTTTAAACCGTGTCGGGTCTTTATAGACCTCTTGCTGCCAGGGTAACAGGGAAAAGTTCAGATCACTCATTTAGGCTCTACGTCCTCGATGTCATCTGCCTCGATGGTCTTATTCTCGCTCACCTCAACCCCGATCCCGGAGATTGTGATGTTGACGGCATTTCTCTGAGCAGAGGTCTTTTCAAACAGGCTGACAGGCAAGGCCCGTTCCATGCACATCTTCAATGCAGCCATCTGCATAGGATGATCGTCATCCAGGGCGATGTCAATCACTTTCTTGACAACAGCCTCGCCCTTGCTCTCAACCAACATCTTCTTGAGTTCCTTGACACGCTGGAACTCGGTCTTGGGCAAAACAGCAGGTACGCGGTACACCATAAAAGGATTGTATAGCAAACTAGCATCTACCAGATTAGGGTAAACCATGATACATTGCATTGACGGGGCTATGACCCAGCCCTCTATGCGGTTGAGCCGACCAAGTAGGATAAACGTGACGAACTGGGTGAGTCTCAAGTAGCCCTCTGCCAATGTCGTGAGACACCGCAGACAAGGCGAACAGGGCAAGCGACTCAGGCGCTAACAAGCGTAGTCTAGATAAACG